GCCGAAAGTAGTCTCAACGGCGACGCTTAAACTTCTATGAGTTACTGCCATTTTTTAATTCTCCAAATATAACAGAGTAAAGGGAATAGTCAGAATGAACGCGACTCGCTCGCCGGTTGCGTTCGTAATTGCTTCAAAAGTAGGACGCTCCGGAATAGCGTTAATGATTCCAGTATCAATATAATCATAGTCCGGACTCTTTAGAGAATCGAGCAAGTTTGAAGCGTCTTCAGCGATCATTCGAGAAAGAAAGCCGTATGAAGTTGGGATCTCATATCTGACTCGAAGATCAATCGTCGCTCGTTTCCTTCCGGAGAGTCCAGCTTGTCCGTCGTCTTCCGGGAACGTATCAATCTGAAATTCGAAATAGCGATTATTATTTGAACGCTCGTCAAGCTCGACGCTCAATCCGTCGTCGCGTTGAATTGCAACGAAACCGGAATGAGTATCGGTCTTCGGATTAATACTCATGATTCTTTCTTCAAGATGTTCTAAAGCGGCGAATATTCCTTGAGTCATTTTAGTTTCTCCGCAAGATCAAGAGCGATCGCGTCGACAAGAACGTCGACTTCGTCGTCGGTTAGTCCGATATATTCTCTTTTATCATTAACATGATAACCGTATGATTTAACGTGTTTTGTCAATCCGATTTTAAATCGATCTCTTGTCGCTTCAAGTACAACTAGATTATTCATGAGTTGACCGCTCAAGACGAGATCGACTTCCGCCGATTGTCCTTCTCCTCCCGGAGTTCTTCGGCGGCTTTCTAGTTTGTATTGACGATAGCCGCGAGCATAATAGATCGATTTGTTTGTTCTTGAAGGCCGGCCGCCTTTCGGCTTCAATCTCGCTCCTTTAAAAGCGACATAGATCGGCTTTGTTGAGTAATTGTCGAAAGAAACTCCGGTCGCGTCAATCCCCTTCGATGTTCTTAATTTAATCGAAGCGACGGTATTTTGAGCAAGGACTAGCGTATCTTTAGCCGTCCATATCTTAGGGGGGAGCTTTAGATCTATTTTTACTCTCATTCTCTCCTCCTTCTCTAAACCGGAACTGAGTTCCTATTTAAACATTTTCTAAACCGGAACTGAGTTCCTATTTAAGACTAGTGTCTCATTCCGCGAACTGGGTTGAAGAAAGAATCGTTCGCCGTCTTTGAGTAACTTCTCCAGCTTGCTCGAAAGTCTTGAGCGTTTCCACCTTTTCGCCGAAGGTCTTCTTCTCCAGCGTCGATGACTCCGTCTCCGTCCAAATCGAGCGAAACTGATCGAAGAGCCGAGTCAATCAACTCTTGACAGCGAGCTCTCATCGCTGCAGCCGCGTCGAGATTGAGATTCATTTCATAAACGATTGCGGCGCTACAATACGAATGAGCTAGTTGAAACGATTCCGGATTAAATACTTCATCTTCTGTTATGTCATCACTGTTTAGATGATCTCTGACAGCAAGAATGATTTCATTCTCAGCGACTTTTATTTGAGTTGAGAAGTCGCTTTGTCGACGCGGAACCATATCAGCGAGATTCGCAAACATCGCGACGAATTGAGCATGATCTAAGCCCGTGTTGAAAGGACGCGGAGTCACTTTGAAGAGTCCGCGTTCTTGTCGAACGTTACTCATATTTAATTCATTGTATGAGATTCGAAACGGATAGACTCCGCTTGTCGCGATCGCTATCGAATCGATATCGACATACATCGTATTTAGATGAAGAGTCGCCGAAGTTGAAAGATCAATCTCCCTCGGAAGCGGCTCGGCGAGAATAGCCGTCGTTCCTACAAACCGACTCACATTTACCGAGTAATAAGTGTCGCTTGAAGTGAGAAGGAATCCGTTTTGATACTGTCGATAATATGACGCCGGAGCGGAAGAGACTGTCAGCGTTCTTCTATCATTTGCGATCGCTGTTACTGATACGTCGTCAGTAAAGCGAACAAAGTTTTCATTGATTCCCGACTCTGTATCAATCGCGATCGAAGGAGTTCCGGTCGTCGGAACTTGAGGAGACCAGATGAAGCGATGATCTTGATTTGTGATTGCTTTTCTCATGACTATTTCTTCGCTTTCGAATTCGCTTTGTTTATATCTGACTGAGTCGCTCGATCTAGTTTAGCGGCTTGAATGAATCCTTCGGAGACCGGGCTCCAAGAATGACGGCAATTATAGCCGCCGCCGGACGTAATGACCGATAGTCCTTGATTATTATTAAGCCGGCTTAATTGACTATCTGTCACTACTTTGTTTACTAATTCTCGACAAAAAGGACGAGTAATTCCGTCGACCGGCCCAGTATATAAATAATTAGTTAAACCGGCCGCGGCTCCGGCTGTCGCTGTCACTGATCTTCCATATTGAGAGATTTTAGTTCGAACTTCTGTCAGCGTCGAACCTTCGCTTTGCTTTAATTTGATTTGCAAGTTTGAAAGAGCGTCATCGACTGAAGTAATAAACGTCGCGTCTCTTAGAGCTTGCTTAATATGTTTTTGATAAACCGGAATCACAACTTCATCAAAGAGCGAGTTCGCATTCTGAAGAGCGATCATGTCAACTTGATTATTAATCGAGCTGAAATCAAAAGCCGGATCGATTACGTTTATCATTTGATTGATCGAGTCTCTGATTTTGTCTTGATCTTCAATAAACTGGTCGATACTTCGACCGAGTCCGCTTTGAAGCATGATGTCGATCAGTTGCTCGTTTGTTAGACTAAGAAGATTCTGAGGAGATACCGTCTCAAGACTTGTTCTTAGAATATCAGTAATCTCTTTTTGAGATTGTTGAAGTCCGCGACGAAAACTTTTCTCGGCGGAGACTTCAGCTTTTAATTGTTCAACTCTTGCATTTAATAGTGCGGAGATCTCTCCAGAAGAAGATTTGACTTGCTTCTTAAGATCATTGATCGCTTTTAAATCCGCGTCATCTTCAGCGAGAAGAAGAGACCGTCCGCACTGACAAAGCATTTCTTAGTTGACGCAATCTGTAATAATTCGTCCGAGTGTTCCGTCGACCTTGTGGAAAGTGTGCGCTTCTTCCGCCCATACAGTACGACGAATAGAACCGCTCGGATCGTCGAACTGACCGGCCATATATGAACCGAACTGAAGATTCAAAGCGGCAACTGGCATAGCCTTGACACCGCCGGTCTTTTGAATGATAGCGTCCGAGCCGCGAAGAATACCCATAAAGATCGATGTTTGATTCCAAACGAAAGATTCGCTTGAAGTCGCTCCGGGGACGGCTGTATCTCGAAGAGCTGAACCGACATAAATGTTTTGAATTCCGAGTACGTCGCGAAGAACTTGAAGAGTTGCTTCGTTTGAAAGAATTCGAGAACCGGCGGCGAAGCCAGCTGAAGAAGTTCCAGCGAATCCGCGAACTTCGGGATTCTTCGCTAGTGTTCTGAATACTTTATGACCGAGGACAAGAGTATCGGGATTGACACCATGAGCCGCTTCAAAGACGGTATTCTTTAGATCGTAAAGATTCGCCAAAGGCTCCGCGTTCGCGTCGTCAAACTCGCCGTTAAACTCGTTCGCCGCTGTATCGCTGTCGAAGTTTGAAGTTCCGAAGAGAAGGTCAGCGCATCTTTTCTCTTTAGCAATTCTCAAAGCTCTTGCAACCTTGCGAACGGCTCTTTGTTCTTCGCTTCCCGGATATTGAGAATCGACGATATCTTCCATTGCGATATAGTCTTCAAGTCCGAAGGTCTCCGCTTTGTAAGTTTGGCTTGAACGATCGAAGCCGCCTAGAACTGCGCGACTCGCTCCCGGAGCTCTTAAAAGATCAAGACCGGCTCCAGCTCCCATGAAATTTCGACTCTCTTCGAGAAGTAGAGTTCCGCTTCTTTGGGGAATAGTAATTGTTTCGAGAACTTTGTCAGCGATGAACACGTCATCGCCTTGAACAGTTTCGACGACTAGACTGGAAAGAATTTCGTCGACTGGGTGTATATTAGAATATGAACTTGCCATTTTTTAGACCTCTTTTATGCTAAAGGAGTGAATGAGCCAAGGAAGAACGCGAAGAACTGTTCTCCGGCTCCGGCTGTGCTTAGTTGATTAACGTTCGGAAGAACGCGAGCGATCGGATAACTTCCGCTTACACAAGCGGAGACTTCGCCGTCGCTTTCAGCCTGAAGAATCGGAGTCGTTGCGAAAGTGATCGCTCCGCTCGCTTTAACGCGAGTAATTCCATACACAAGGACTTCAACCGGATCGCCGGCGGCAACTGTACGTTGAGCGACTCCGATGATACCGTCATCAGTTGCGGCACTTGGAAGAGCCGCTTTGCCGGCCGAATCAAGAGCGACGACGCTGAATTCTGAGATCGCTTCCGCGGCGACTAGTGTAATCGAATTGTAAGTACTATTCATTTTTTATACTCCAAAAGCTTTTTGATAGTAATCGGGATTTTCAGTTCTAAATAATTGAAGAGCTTCAGAATATGAAACGCTCTTCTCTTTTGCTAGTTCTTGAACTCGCTCGTTCAAAGTCATTTTGTTGATCTCTTGACCGCTTGCACCGTGCCCGACAGTCGAAAGATTTACGCTTGAATTCATAGGACGCTCGGAGAACATTTTCCAAAACTCTGGCTGTAGTTCGCGAAGCTCGTAAGCCTTTCCGACAACGTTCATTTCACTCGGATTAATTCGACCGTCGCGAAGAAGAACATTGACAGCTTCTCGCTTTTCAATCTCTCGCTTCTCTTGCTCGATCGCTTCAAGACGCTCGCTTAATCTTTGATTGTTCTCGCGAAGAGCTTGAACTTCAGAAAGGAGAGTCGAATCGTTGAGCTTTTCACTCATGAGATTCTCTTTCTTCTCGTCGTCTTTCTTGTACTCTCCCATTTTTTCAGCTTTGTCGCTGTCTTCGGTCATCTTCTCAGACTCGTCCTTGTCTTTAGTTTGAGTCATCATTGACGCTTCAGCTTCGTCTTTCATTTCTGCGATTTGAGCTTCAAGACTTTTAACAAGCTCGTCTTTGGCGATATAAGCCTTCTTAAGCTCTTCGTGATTCATCTCATCGATGTTCATGTTTGCTCCTTCGTTTAGTAATACACGATCGATTTTATTGTTTGATTGAGCCGGTCTCGGAGTCAACGTGACCGCTAAGAGTTGAGCGTCGCCGATCTTTTCGCCGCCGTCTCTTGAAAATACTTCTCCAGTGATAAACTCCGGAGAGCTCCAGAGTATGCCGCCGGCTTTCTCGACAACTTCGAGACCGCGTTCATTATAAGCCGGAATAGCATAAAGGCCGCCGTCTCTGATCTCTAGTCCGACGATTAGTCCGAGTGCGTTTCCGCTTTCCGGAGGAGCCGGCGATCCACTTTGAAAAGGACTCGTCGAGTGTTGCCAGTCGATGACAACTGGATCGAATTCGGCTCGTTCATTGTAAACGCGAACTAGTTCTTCAAGAAGACTTTGATCGATCTCTTGTCCGATATTTGAACCGTTCATTCTTGAAGTGACTTGTCCGAGTGCTAGGGTCTTGAACGGACGTCCGACGATCAATCCGTCTTCTCTGTCGTTCGTCTCTTCATATAGTTTTAAATCAGTCTCTGAATATGCTCGTAAAGTATTCATTCTTTCATCAGCTCGCTTCATTTGATTTACAAGTTTACTACTCCAGCGAAAGCCGGGATCTCCTCCCCAAGCTCCCCAAGCGATTCGACCTTTACTCCAGTCGTCCCATTTCGGCGACTGCTTATCGACTTCGTGTCTTGTAAAATACGAATACATTCTTCGAGCTGTCTCCGGAGATACTTTGCGACCGTTTGCAAGATCGCGAGCTCTTGCAATTCCTACGGACGTCAATCCTTTTTGAGACTCCGGCTTTGTGGCTCGAACTTCTAAAGCTCGACGAGCAGCTTCTTGAACGTCCTTCGGAGGAGTGAAATCAATATGATCGTATCTCTTCGGAGCAAGCTCAGTCAGTTCGCTTCTTTGTGGGTGACCCTTCGGAAGTAAATCAAGATCGGTCGTATAGCTTTCTTTTCGTTCACCGGTTCCGACGAGTTTCAAGAAAGTTCTTACTCTTGCAAGTGCCCACTGATTTCGATTCATTCCGGGACGATGAGAAACGGAGAACGCTCCGGCTCCTCTTCTGAAGACAGCTTTAAGCGTACCGAGATCGACTTTCTTTGATCCGGCTTTGTATCGCTTATTGTGCTTATCCCTCATCGACTCAAGAGCTTTAAGAGAAGATTCGCCGATCTCGATTCCTCCTCTTGATCCACTCGCTGAGCCTCTCGGATTGACTTTCGATCCTTTGATTTGATCTTCCTTCGGAGCCGGAGTCTGAGCTTGAGTTCTTTGATTCATCGTCGACTCCGCTTCTCTTGTATCAATCTTTCAGTAAAAGACGCGACTCCTCCTCCTTTTGCTTGAAGCGTTCGATCAAGCGAAGAGCGTTGAGCGTCCTCCGGGAGCTCACCGGCTCCGAGACGATCTCGAATCGCTCTTTCGAGTTCATCGTCCGGAGTCAAAAGACCGGAAGTCACAAGAGCTGGAAGAGCGTTGATCGATTCAGCGAGATCGTCAGTATCAAGACCAGTATGAGTCAACTTCGGAAGTTTGGAAGGATCGACGCTCCCGAAGTTCCAACGACAAAGACGTCCGACTGTGCCGGCTCCTCTTCGATCTACTCCATTGATTGCACTTGTGACAATGTCGCAAAGATTGATAGCCGCTCTTCTGAAAACTGAAAGGTGAATCTCTCCGACTGAGCGAGCTCCGGTCTCGGTATTTCCAAGATCAGCGAATTGAGCCAAGAAGGCCGCTGAGATCTGAGCGTCACAAAGACGAATGATGTCGATCGGAGCGGACGCGTAAAGGTTCGGTTGAGCCGCGAACGTATCAAAAGAGACAGCTCCGTTTTGAACAAGATAGCTTTGTTCTGTAGAGATAAACGCTTGAGCTTGAGCTTCAGCGTCGTCGATCATTGCGTCGATGTCGCCGTCCGTTAGTCCGATACTTTCAGCGACAGCTCGATCAACTTTAACGACCGGAGTCGGGATCGCCCACCTATCAACACCTACACACATTAAATTTGAAACTCTTTGCTTTGTTCGCCAATACCACCAAACCGGCCGGAGCATTCCGACTCCTTCAAAGTTTGATCCAGTTCGGTTCAATGTAAGAAGAAGAAGTTTATTCGACGGAATCGGTTCCGGAATGTGAGTCATTCCGACGATGTTTTGAAGAACTCCGTCCAAGTGTTGATTATCTCTTGATAGCCAGCGATTATGCGCCGAAGGTTCTCGATCCGCGTAATGATCTAAAAAGATTCGAGCTTTCCCTTGGCTATCAACTCCGACTCTATAGACTTCTTCAGCGTAGCGATATCCGATCGGAATGAATTCAAGCAAATAAGCGAGTTGATCTTCAAAGCTCATACTCATTTGAGTTGAATATCCGTCGAAGCCGAAACATTCATTCATAAATCGAGCGAGCTCTTCAGCTATTGGATCGTTCTCGATCCCCGGCTCGAATCGCCAAGAAGCGGAGAGTAGAGTCTGTTTAAGCATAAACCAAGATCGGCGAACGATCGGATCCGTTCTCAACATTTCTTCAGCTTCGGAGATCCAGTTCAAGCCGGTTAGGGAAGCGTTTCGCTCCTTCCCGGTGATGACTCCTCCGGAGAGTTGCGTCCCGGTGATTCCTTTTGTCCGGAAACGCGGAAACTTCGCTTTTAGATGTTTTTGCTCGCGAGCTTCTTCAGACATATTGATCTCACTACTGAACAC